AAGGATAATAAATGAACATATACACAGAACCACAACAGCTAATAGATCCAAAGAAACTAATTAAGTTACTTAAAGATATAGATGATAATCATGCTAAGACATATGGAGAACATTGTTTAATAAGATTAATATTAAGTAAAGTGGAAGGATAAGTAAATGAAAGAATATCATAAAGAATATAGTGCTTTAGCAATGAGTTTCTTAACTCAATTTTTAGATGATGCTAAAGGTAAACATCCAGAAGTTAAAGAATTATTACAACTGGTTCAAAAGAACCATGGAATTAAGACTGAGAATGGAGCTGTAGAATATGTAACATCTGCATATAATAAGCTAGAAACAATAACAAATGGTGAAGATGTAGATGGTAATGCTTTATTATTAGGTGTATCATCTTGTCTATACTTAGCTGAAGAAGATGTATTTAAAGGCTCAGCAGGGATGAAATGTCTAAGGTTAGCTAATACCCTATACTTTGATTTAGAGAAGAATATAGGCACTAGTAGTGAGTTTAAAACCACTAATAATATCATGGATCAATTAGACAGAATAAACAGAAAAGAATATTATCAAGGATAAGTAATGGCAAAGGGTAACTGTAAACAATGTGGAGCAGTAACAGAAACTAGAGGTAAGACTTTAGTTAAACATTTCTGTAATTCTGTATGCAATCAAAAGTATAAAAGAGAAGAGAAAAGACAAGAAGAACTTAAAAGATTAGGAGATAGAAGATGTATTGTATGTAATGCAGACATCAATCATACTAAGCTAGGTACTAGATTTTGTTCTAAGAGATGTACTCAATCTAAACCTAAAGAACATAAGTTTTGTAAGCATTGTAATGGTGATATGGGATTAGTTAATTCAACTACAGTATTCTGTTCAAGAAAGTGTCAACAATCTTTCAACAATGAAAAGAAAAAAGTAGTACAGAAAGAAAAGAGATGTTTAGAATGTAAAGAAGTGTTTATGCCTGAAGTTAGAACCAAACAATTCTGTAGTAAGAGTTGTAGAGATAAGTTTCATTACAAAAATAGACTTAGATCAGGAAACAAGAGAGAAGATAGAACTTGTGAAGCTCCAGATTGTACAGTTACGTTTAACATACCTAAAGGTGGTAGAAAGAAGACTTGTTCAGATGAATGTAGAAAGATAGTTAATACTATTAAACAAAGAGAAAGAGTTAGACCAACTATCAATATAGATAGGATATGTGTACAGTGTAATACTCCTTTTATTGCTCACAATATAAAGACAGTTACTTGTTCATATAGTTGTAATGGTAAACTAGGAGCAAAGAAGAGAGGTCATACTCTTAAAGAAGATAGAGCAGTAATACCTAAACCTAAGAAGACTACTACAAAGAAGAAACTAGTAGTTAAGACTATAAAAGAGAAAGTAACAGTAAAGAGTAAACCTAAAGTAGTACCTCAACCTAAAAAGATAGAAGTTCCTATGTTTAAAGCTGAATCTATGCCCAAGGTAACACCTAAAGAATCACTTTCAATGGTAATAGTTAGAAGAACTAAGCAAAAGACTCAAATGACCTCTAAGGCTATAGACCTACAACAGGAATGGTTAAAGAAAAACAAAGCAACTGTTATTGAACCAACAGACTATAAGTATAAAGCTTATCAAGGTAATATTGAACCAACTAATACTCTTACTGAATATGGTAAGTTTACAGGAATGAAGGGAAATACAGAATCACTAGATGATTCAAGAAGAGATGTAGGAATAGATTAATATCTAAACATATAATACAATAGTTTATCATATGATAAAAATATGACAAAGAAATTAACAAAGGAAAATAAATGAGTAGAATAGCATTAAAGAACGAAGATTGTTTAGTAGCAATGGATAGAATGATTGAGGAGGGTATTAAGGTAGATGCAATTATAACAGACCCTCCTTACGGAACTACTGCTTGTAAGTGGGATTCAGTAATTGACTTTGAAGAAATGTGGTTAAGACTAAACAGACTTATCAAGCCTAATGGTGCAATAGTTTTATTTGGAAGTGAGCCTTTTAGTAGTGCTTTAAGAATGAGTAATATTAAGAACTATAAGTATGATTGGGTGTGGGACAAGAAGAAAGGTGGAAATCCGTTGCTGTCAAAAATACAACCAATCAAGATTTTTGAAAACATTCTTATCTTTGAAAAATCAGGCAAGAAAGTAAAATATTATCCAATAATGGAAAAAAGGGATAAAGTAAAATATAGAGGCAAGAATAAAGGAACGATTTCAGACTCAACAGGAAACTCTTTTACTGAAAATAAAGCATATACTCATAAATATCCTAAAGCAATACTAGAGGTAAGTAATGCTTCACAAAAAGGAAAAGTTCACCCAACACAAAAACCAGTAGCACTTATGGAGTATCTGATAAAGACCTACACAAATGAAAATGAGTTAGTCTTAGATTTTACTATGGGTAGTGGAACAACAGGTGTAGCTTGTAAGAATTTAAATAGGGATTTTATAGGCATAGAATTAGATGAAGACTATTTTAATATAGCTAAGGAGAGAATAAATGAACAAGTATGATAGAACTATCCAAGGGAAAGACAACAACACTAGCATAGTAGATGTCTATAGTGTACTAAAAGCTTTTGATGTAAAATGTCCTGCACTACAGCAGGAGATTAAAAGAATCTGAAAGTTTTAAACACATAATACTCTAAATAGAGTCTATTAAATGCAAGAACAATGCAGTAGTTTATCAGATGATAAATGAGCTTAATTAGAAAGGAACGGCCTTATGGAATATTATTTTTTGTACTATTCGTGGAATAAGTACAGGTATGTTGCAACCATATAGGTTCTCTTTAGGGTATTAATTAAAAAAAAGGATAAGTGATGATAACTATAGATGATTTAATTAGAGCCAAAGAATCGTTAGACAAACAAAAACCAAAAAAACTTTATTTGGTGTATACGCAGAAGACAGCAGAACATATGGCCAAGGTAGGACTAGCAGTAAAAGATGAGAATGGTACTTACTGGGCATATGGTACAGAAATTAAAATAATAAAAGAGATATAAGTGCATAACAATTTAAAACCAAAGGATAAACAATGACATTAGATTATGAAGAGTATTGTGTAAAATATGGACTAGATGAATTAGATGAATTTCTAATTGATAATGATCTAACAAATGATGAACAAGATGAATGGCTCAATGAAGCTTATGAATGCTATGTAAGTGAATATCAATGTAGAGCCTATGATGAATGGAAAGATGATAAGGAGGATTATTAATATGCATTGTATGTTATATATATCAGGGGTCTTAGTGGTGCTTGGTATCATAGTTGTATTTGTAGGTGTAGGTTTTAATCATGGATACAACAAAGCTGAAGCTGAGTTCAAAAAAGAGGATAAATAATGAAGAAATTAAAATTAGAAGAAACAATAGTTAATATGGTTCTTAATCCTAACAAGAAATTTAGGTTAGAATATTGGAGTTTAAATAGTGATACCTTTGATGATGAGTATATCTATTGGTGTGATAAGTATAAGAGATTTAGAGGTAATGGTAATATTGATGAAGATATAAATGATTACTGTACAGAAAGAGATGGTTGGGTTGAATATAGGGGAGAACAATGAAACTAGTAATTAGAAAGAAAGATAATTATAATTTTATCTTAGCAGATAAATTAGATGAACCATGATAATCATAAGGGAAGTAAAGAATGAAATACATATTAACCGAAAAAGAATATAGTGATCTACAAAATAACTATGCTATAGCTTGCAATCAAAAAGATAAGATATTTAATCTTGAAGAAATAATTAGCGGTAAAGATGCATGGATTAATGTCATAGAATCAAAGCTTAAAGATAAGGATAGACAAATTAAATCTCTTGAGAGAATACTAATGGCTATTCCTGAGCTAAGTAACTAGGTAAAAAGACCTATAAGGAGCTATGCATGAGAGAAGAAAACAAGAAGATATAAATGATTACTGTACAGAAAGAGATGGTTGGATTGAGTATTAGCCCTTCTTTAACATAACCATTTGTCTAACAGCTCTTTCGGGGGTCTGTTTAGCCCACAAAGAATCTAACCCTTGTATTGCAGCTTCTGTATAGTCTTCTTCTTCTAAAGCCGCGATCATCTTTTTAAACTTTAAAAACCCACTCATCCCTAGTTGATACACCATCGAAATAATTACCGCCTGTCTTTGCTCATTTAAATATCTGTACCAGTAGTAATGCTGTATCATATAAGTATCTATGTCTTGTAATCTTGTTCTTAACAGGTCTTCGGCTTCTTCTTTGGTAATATTAGTAAAACCATAGCCCCAAGTGATGTGACCTAAAGTATCGATATAGCCTTCAGATCTAAAGCCTTCTTCTTCCTTAATAAAATTAGTTATAAAACTGTTCCTCATTACTTAGCCATTCCTATTTGTGATGCTATATATAAAGCTGAAGCACCAACTAATACTAAAACAAATCTTTTCATTAGTGCAGTAGGAACGCCCTCGATAACAGATAGTCTGCCGTCAAGTTTAGCTTGCTTCTCTTTCATATAAGCCATATCTTGCTTCAAGCTGTCGCATTCGTGTTTAGCACATAAAGTTTCTTTTAGGTCTTTTGCCAACTCTTTGACATCTTTAGTTAAAGTACCAATGTTTTGCGTATTCACTTTAGTTGCTTCCACTAAGTGGGCTATTGAAACTTTTAGATCTGTCAGGTCATTATCCATCTATTACTTTTAAACCTTTGCCTTTCAGCTGATTTTTAATATCATTAACTGTGTCTTTAACAACATAGTTAGTTGAGTAGCTTTCTAGCTTCTCTAGTCCATATACTACAAGCCTTGTAGCAAACCTCTCTGCTACTGCTTTAAATGCAACCTTAGCTACCATAGACAGCAGTATCTCTTTTAATAATACGAATGCTATATTAATCATTTGTTACTCCTAATAATCCCATTTTATTTCCTATTGTTTTGTTTTAAGTTTATAAATTCAATAAGTGCCATTTAAAATGACACCTATGAATTTAATAGTTATTTTCTATTCTGCTAATTCTTTAGCAGTAGCTCTAAACTCTTGATATGCTTTATACTCATCTTGTTTAGTATCTTTGTCATTAGTTAATGCAATTTCTGCACCAGCTGAATATTTAGTCGCTATAATTGCTTCTATAATA